ATCAGTTAACATTTGACCAGGATTAGTATTTGATCCACTATTATCTCCACTCATGTTTCCTAGCATAGAAGATAGTAATGGATTTTTAGACAAATTAGCAATCATCTCTTTTGCTTCTTTTTCAGTTTCTTCTACAGAAAGATTTTCTCTATCCATCTTTTCTTTCATTTTATTTTGTGTTTTATCGAAAAAATCAAGAAGTGCATTTGGATTCAACAAATTACTTAAATTGGGTACTTGATCTGTTGCACCTGGTCCTGTGTCATTTGCATTAGGTTGCATAATATTTCCCATTAATTCTCCTAAATTTATTTCACTCATCATTTCTGCTGCAAGACGTGTGATTTTTGAATCTCCTAATGATGCAAATAATGGATCGTTCAGCATATTCTGAAAAGGCAATGGAGGTGGATTGGTATTTATTGTTGAAGATGAGGGTTTCGCAGATAATTTACCTTTATTTTGTTTTTTTTTCTTTTTTGGTGCATTGGATATCGTTATTTTTTCCAATAACACATTAACATAGTCTTTTTCGAATTCATTTTCATAATAATTCATTACAAGTACAAACAAAATATCAAAATATTTAAAAAACATCTTTTCTTCTTTTAACTCTTTGATTTGCTTCCATATTCCTTTTATGTCTAGCAAAAACAAACTTACATTTTTCTCTAATTCATCAAAAAACATTTGACTCTCGTATTTTTTGTATCTATCGTTTTGAAGTAAAAAAGATTTCCAATTTAAAATACATTCATCGATTTCTTTTCCTCCTTTTTCCAAATGTTCTTTAAATATTTTTACTTTTTCAAAAGTTTTATCATCTTCAAAAAACAATTGCTGCAAATCTAAAGCAAATTCAATTGCTTTTTCTTCAAAGGTTTTTCGAATGATTTCACGTTTTGCTTCTTCTTTGATTACGTTGTTTGTTTCCATTTTTTATCTGTTATACTAATCTGTTGTTTTTATATTCTGATAAACTTTTCCGCACACATTTACATCCGTTATTTTTATTTTTGTTTCAAAAACGTTTCCATATAAAAAAGCAAATTAACCAAAGATTACCATGACCTTGTCTACCGAATATTTAAATAAACACGATCCATTGACAAAAATTTCACAATTTCAATGGAAATATTGGAACAGACTTTATCTAGATCATTTCAAAGAAAAGCAAGATTTATTGCAATATCTTGATTACGTGCAAAATAAATTCGGCACAGATGAAAAATACAAAACAATTTTAAAGAAAGCTGAAATTTCCTCTTTGTTTTTAGCATTAAAAGATAACACATTGCAAATTTTCATGACCAAAAAATTTTACGAACACGACAAAACTAATTTTTTAGAAATTCTTCGAAGAGTTGATTTTTTCAAGGAAGAAGAATTTCCACTACTTTCTCCAACAAAAACAAAAATCAATGTTAACATTTCGCAAAAAAACTTTAAAAAATTATTTGAAAACGAAAACTTAGACAAAGAAATTACAACGACTGTCCCAACGGTAAACATACAAATTGAAAACAAAATTGAAAACAAAACTGAAAACAGAGATGAATTGGATTCTCTATCTGTAGATCATTTCACTGACAAACATAATATTGAAACTCCAATAAAACAACCACTTGTAATTCAAGTAGAAGATAACTTAGAGATGAATACTGAAACAAAAGTCACGAGTCGTGATAACTATTGTTCAAATTTACATAATATAATTAATTTAAATGGTATTGAATTTGTAGATTTATTTTCAAAATTTGGAGACGAAAATATTGAAAAATTACTCAAAAAAATTAGTTCTGTGCGATTTTTATGCAAAGTTTAACAAATAGACTTTTTACGTCTTATATTTTGATTTAATTAAAGTTTTTTTATAAAAAATGGCATTTCATTTTGTATTATTTTTATAGTTCAAGAAATTAAGAATGTGCACCATTCGGTTGATCATATACCCAATAACGGGTTGGATATCCGCCCCGAATCCATGTTTTATGTTTTTCAATTGTATTTGCAGGATATGAATTTATACGACGGATTTCGTCTTGCAGTGGAGAAAAGTGATTAGGCTCGCGATTTGGAATTTTACGGTTAGTTGGCTTAACATGTGTTGAAACACCTTTTTGCAAAGTAAGTTCTTTTACTTTCGGCATGTTTTTGGAACTATATCCATATACTTTACCAGGTGGATTTAAAGGATACATATCGAGAGATTGTGGTTCACGTCCGTGAGTCAAAATTTTGGAAGTTTTAAAAATGGAATCTTTTCCTCCTGCAGAATAACCATCTGTGAAAAGAGTAGTAGGATTATTAATGGCAACATCTTCTGCTTTTTCTTTATCACATCGTTTTGTAGACAATGGAAATAGCTGATAATTTCCAGGATATACACTTTGGTCTTCAATGCTTGCATAACGACAGTTATCTGATTTTATCGAAGTCAGACGATACAACAATCGTGAGTCTGATGTATTACAATCACCATAATTTTTATTTGTTTTATTTTCTTTTTTTACAACATTGAATTGATAGGTGTTTGGAAATTCAGAATCATTTCGATTCGCAAAATACAAATTTTGATCATCTTCTTCGTCAATTCGAGAACACATTTGTGACAATGCATTATGAGAATAATATGGTTTCAAATCTTTTTCAGTTTCACTCATTTACTATACATCTAACAAAATAAATTCTGAATAGCCGACAAATTCAAACAATTAAAAAATTTTACAAATATTACAAATTTGAATGATTATTGTATTTACTTTTTATGTAGTCGTTTATTTTTTATTAAAAATCTACATACATTTTGACAAACATTCTTCACAGAAATAATGGAAGATGTTTCTCCGTTTTCTCCCTGATATTTTCGAAAAGAAATTCATAAAAAAAATATATTTGCATAAAATTATAAATTAAAATAATGTTTGAGATCGTAAAAAAATTGTTTTTGATTGGAATTTTATTTTTGATTGTTGACTTTACATACTTGCAAATTGTAAGTTCTTCATATGCAACAATGATCAAAGATATTCAAAACACATCGATGATTATTCGACTTCTCCCAGTAGTTCTTTGTTACACAGTTATGGTGGCTGCTCTCTTTTATTTTATCATCCAAAAAAAAGAATCATTGACAAGTGCGTTTATTTTAGGTTTTGTAATTTACGCGGTATTCAACACAACAAATCTTGCACTACTGAGTAAATGGAGATGGTCAAATAGCATTTTAGATTCGATATGGGGTGGTATTTTATTTGTAATTGTCACAAAACTTTATTATATGATAAACGTAAATATGTAAAACAGCGAAAAAAAGGCAATTAAAGAAATTTTTTTGATTTTTTTAATAATACTAAAATTATTTTGGAATGAAAAAAGCAAAAAAAGAAGAAATACAAATTAATGATTGTGAAATTCTTGAAAAAAAGAAAGAAGAACTTTTGTATAAAATACAGTTGATTGAAAACAATCCACAAATTTCTCGAACCGATTCTGAAACAATACAATTGTTTGAATTAGAAGATGAAGTTGAAAAATTGAATCTAAAAATATTGGAAAAAGAAAAAAAAAAAGACAATCTAACAAAGTTTTTGTTAGAAAATGGTGAAATTATTTTTAAACACCACAAAGAATTAGATAATAATATGATTTATAAAAAAGAAGGAGACACAGAAAATGAAGATTTAACTGTGTTTTTCAATATGAAACGATATCGTAAAAATAAAGAAGAGGATGATAAAAGTAAAACTAACGAAATTAATATCAAAAAATATTGCGAAAACATCAAAAAAATACAATCAAAAAAATACAACGTGGAAGATGATGAATATTGTAAAACATGTAACGTTGAAAAAATTTTGTTGCGAATGGAGGCTTTGATGATTTGTCCGTCTTGTTCCAAAGCCAATTATGTCCTTGTAGACAGCAACAAACCTTCTTTCAAAGATCCACCACGCGATTTGATGTCATATAGTTACAAACGCATTAATCATTTTAATGAATGGCTTGCTCAATTTCAAGCAAAAGAAAGTACAGATATACCAGAAGAAGTATACAACAAAATCTTGATAGAATTCAAAAAAGAACGTTTATCTTCTAATTGCATTACACAACAAAAAGTTAAAGACATTTTAAAAAAGTTGGGATACAGTAAATATTATGAACATGTACCTCACATAATTTATCATTTGTCAGGTAAACCGGCACCAGTTATGAATCGTCAAACTGAAGAAAAATTACGTTCTATGTTCAAAGAAATACAAACACCATTTATTCAATTTTGTCCTTCCAACCGTAAAAATTTTTTGAGCTATTCTTATTGTTTACACAAATTATGTCAATTGTTAGGATTAGACGAATTTTTACCTTGTTTTCCTTTATTGAAAAGTAGAGAAAAATTACATCAGCAAGATATAATTTGGGAACAAATTTGCAATCATTTGAAATGGGAATTTATTAAATCAGTATAATTAATCCAATTGATAAATCATGTCATTAATATGATATTTATTCAATGCTATGTTGATAATCTTAGACAATTCTTTTTCCAATACAATATTTTTTTCTTCATTTATACGATATGGATAACCTTTTACATTTGCTAAAGAAAATAAAGAATTTTCAGGTTTGTCTATTTCAACATCATCTGCTGTTATATCCTTTCGTTTATATACAAAATTCAATAAATAATTCAATTTCGTATTGGCAAACTCAATGTTTTTCGTAATGTCTAATACATGATCAAAACTTTGATATATATTTGACCATGAATTAAACTCTTCAAAAAACAATAAGGTGGCCAGCAATTCTTTTGTTTTTACTTCTTTTGTTTCTTTTATTGAAAAATAAATTGAAAATAATATTTTTTGAATTGACTCTGACGATTCTGATTTAGACAAAAGATTATAAGAATTGTGGTATTCTTGTATATTCCTTCCTATTTTGTCGGTAAGGAAAATATCTGTTTCGTTCCCATTTAATTTATACCATTTAATTTCGTTTTTCTCTAATTTTCCAATTAATTTCATGTTTTTTATTATTTTGTGAAATAAAGAATGCTGTATTCTTTCTTTAAACAATTTCAAATAGTCTGCATTATTAAATCCTTTTTGAAACGATTCTTTACCCTTCGGTAACATATGAGCTAAAGATACATTGTAATTTAATTCTTTCTTAGAAATACTTGAATTTACAAAAATATGTTCATTTCTTTTTTGTTCATTTCTTGAATCTACATATTTACTATAGATTTCTTTCAAGACATTTGTCTGTAAATAAGATGGTAATATTTTCGACAATTGAGAAAATAATAAAGGTGAAACCCAAAACGATAAGTCATTTTTCATCCATTGATTCGAAAGATTAATTTTTCTTCGATAATTATCAATGTTATTTACGTTTTCGTCCACATTTGCAAGTTCTCTCTCAATTATTTCATATTTCGGATGGTTGGAAGTCATAATAAAATTGATTTCTTCATCATCTTTATACGAAACCAATAAAAACAAATAATCAATGTAATATTGAATATTTTCAGTCAATTGATTTAATTCTTCACTTTTTTCTGAACTTAAAACAGAACTGTATTCTTTTTTCAATTGCAACAAGCCATAATATAAATTCAAATAAAATTTTTGTTCTTTGGAATAAAACTCATTCAAAACATCATAATGCCTTTTTTGTTTTATGTCACAAAGTAACCATGTTTCTTCTTCATTTCGAAAGCATTCACGATATTCTTCTGAAAAATGATCTTGCAATACATCTAAATCTCCTTCGTTTGTAATTTTATAATCGGAAACCAAATGTATGCTCTCTTGCATTCCACTTAACATTTGAATTCTGGGAAATAACAATATATTTCCGTCAGAACTATCTAATTTTAAAGAATCTTTCAAATCTACAATAAAATCTATATGAAATTCAAAGCCATTATGCGTTTTTAATTGCAAAATTTGACATGAATTATTAACGTTTACAATATTATCTATGTGAGTTTTTAAGATTTCCGCATCCAAAGATTGTGTTGATATTGATTTCTTTTTTGTTGAATTATATGAAAGAGAAAATTGTGATTTTGATTTTTCTAAATCAACAATTAAAACTTGTTTAGAATAAATAGATTCTCGTACAAAAAAATCATAATGACTTTCAAAATTTTCAATTTCACCGTTATTCATCAATAAATTCAATTGCTTAGAACTTTGAGATTCAATGTCTTTTATGCTTATTGCGCTTTTTAAAAATGTTTCAATAAAA